TAGTCACGAGTGCTGCCTTCAGGGACTAAACCAGCGCCTTCTAACATACTAGTGATTGACTGAACAAAACCAGCTTGCGCCCTAAGACCTCCAGACCTAACAACTTCAGTCATGGTTGCTTTCTTGGCTTCTTCGTTTTCTTTAGCCAGTACTCCGTCTAGATACTCTACTCCGCTAGGCAAATCAGCAGTAGAAGTAGCAGTTGGACTTTGGTCGTTCATGATTTCTTCGAGTAAAGTAGCCATATTGTCCTCTACTTAATTACAATGGAAGGTGAAATTTGAAAGTCTAGAGCAGGGTCAGCATACCGATCTTCTATTAGTTCATAGATGGTTTTATTGTGCTTAGTTGCTAAGGACACCATATCTCCGTACGTTACTCCTACAAGACCATTAGGCGTATCCATGGTAAACTGTACGTCGTTCTTGTTTATCTTGCCGTTAGTTTTCTGGTACTCATTCCACAAAATAGCCTGTTGGTCTGCTGGCATGTACGTAAGCGAAGGAAAGTCAGCAATAAACTTTTTCCACACTTTGGTGGCCTTGGTCACAGCCTCTTTTCCTTTTGGCATGTTTTCTTCAATAAGGTTGCCGTACATAATCCGACGTTGCGCCATAGCTTCCATACGGTTCAACAGCTTTGCGTAACCCCCTTCGGTTTGCATAAGGTTTGGAACAGACGCTTGGAAAGTTTTAAACTCTGCGTCCGAAATCGCACCCTTGGTTCCCTGAAGTCTTTCTACAACAAAATCTTGTGTAAGAGCCAAAGCTACTTCGGCGTTAGTAGATGCCTTAGAAACTTTGTCAAAGAATGCGTCACCTTCGCCAACACCAACAGAACGTAAGAAAGTCAAAGCACCTTTTCTAAACGCTTGGAACTCATTGGCTCCTGCTCCAAAAATTCCGGGAGTTTCTTGTAGAACCCTTTTTGCGTCAGCAATTACCGACATAGTGGCTAATGAAGTATTACCAGCCTCTATTGCCTGTATGTCCAATTCTGCGGCTTGCTCTAGACCTCGCTTCAAATAAGGGTCTTGGACGCCTGTGCTTACCTGTACTCCTGCAGACTTTCGTAGCTGCAAAGGCTTTATCTCAGCCTCAGGTACTCTACGGCCTCTGGGGTTTTGTTCAGACTTAGTCCCTAGCTCATAGGCGTTACCGTCGTCTCCCTGAATTGTCTTGAGTATTACTTTGTCAGGTGCAGCGGGGTTTACCCACTCGCGTATAGTTTCGGAGTAGTCGAAGTCAGCGTCTGGTTTAGTTTGAAGACCTGCTAGACTTTCTGCTTCTACTGCTGCTTGTACACTTGCGGGTGTAAAAGTATCAAGAAGTTCAATCTGTTCTGCTCTGGTTAGATAGGGAGGGAACAGTGCTTTTTGGATAGCCATCGAAGACGTAAGGTCCTGAGCCGTAAGCCCTTCCCCAATACGCTCTCGTATTACCTCAGGGCTTAGTGTTTTTCCAGAGACCGCACTCATCAGCATACCGCTGGCTGCTTGTGTTTTACGCGCTTGTGCTTCTGCTTGAGCCATTGCAGCAGCTTCTTTAGCAAACCCTGCTGCCTCTAGTTGACGACGGACACGACCGATGTTTACTGCGTCCCCAGTAGCCAAAGCAGCATTACCCAGCTTCATGATTTCAGCTAGTTCTTGTCTCTTTTGTTGTGCTTGGGCTTGCTGAGGCAGACCACCAAGAGCAGTACCAAGTTGCATCATGCCCTGTGTCATCTGAGGGCGACCTAGATTAGCTAGGAATTGTTGTGAAAACGTAGCCATTGTTTTCTCCTTAAGTCTGCTGCCTAAACAAACCGCCTAAAGCAGCCTCAGCCAATGATGTACCAAAGCCTCCAGCAATACCTGCCTGACCAAGACCAGCCTGAAGCAGTGCCTCAAGACCTGTAGCGTACGTTTCTCCGTACGTTCTGGCTTGTTCTGACAAGGAAGCACGACGTTGTTCCGCACCTGTCATTCCGGGTTGTAGACCAGCTATCAATTGAGCCTGTGGTATGTAACTACCGGACAACATCCCCTGTCCTAACTGTGCTTGACGCATTTGCTCTTGTCCTGCAAACTGCATGGCGTTTAACATAGCTGTATTACGGGCTTCTTCCTGAGCCTTAGCTAACGTCAGTGCTTCAGGAGTACCGCCAAACGCAGCTGTTTGAGTCCCTAAGCGTCCTTGTGCAGCCAGACGTTGTTCTAGCTCCAAACGCTCACGTTCTTGGCTAGGACTCATAGCGGTCATCATACGGTCAAATACTGCCTGCTCACGATCAGCTACAGGTACTGCCGCTTGTCCGTACATTTGTTGCGCTTGAGACAACAACTGTTGTTGTAGTGCTTGTTCTTCTGGGGACATCTGCATTTGGTACGTCATTTGACCCGTGGTTGGATCTTGCGTCATACCAAACTGACCGCCAGTAGCAGTAGTTACAGTGTACGGTTGGAACTCAAGCATACCGCGAAGTTCTTGAGCAAGTCCGTCTGGACCCGCCATTTCACGATAGGCTTGACTACCAATGTCGCCTATGTCTTTATAACCCTGTTGTGCCAAAGCAAGACCAGCAGCAGCCAGTGCACCCGCCCCAGTATTGCTACCTAAAAACTCACTGATATCGTCATACCATGCCATGTCTTGCTCCTGTTAGAGTAGCTTTCCTATCAAAGCCATTACGTTTATCTCCTGTAGTGACAGCTGTGAACCATCTATTTCTGCTTCTAAGCCCACAACAACACTTGTTCCGTACCCTGTAGCGTTTAGGCTACGTTGGTTAGTTAAGGCACCACCAGTAAATTCTACGGTAGTGTATTCGCTTTCTCCAAAGAAACCAGTAATCTGGTCACCCACTGTAAATTCTGCTGTTGCGTACGTAGTGTCAAAGTCGTACGCCCACTTCATAAATACTGTTGCGTTGTTAGCACCAACCAAGGTAGGTTTTAGTTTCTTTAAAATTTTTATTCTGGCACTATCACCAAATGTCAAGCTTGGGCTATAGTATTTAAATCGGTAACCCAAACCGTTGTCCTGATACCCTACGTATTTACTAATTCCGTTTGACGTTCCAATTTGTAAATCACCGTTTTCTAAACGCTCATAAGCAGCAAACCCTGTAGAAGGCCAACGTGTCACACGATACGACCCATTTTCTGTTGTGCCTCTAACGTCGAAGCAGTAGGTGTTGTCCTGACCTACAAATGTCAGCAGGTAAAAACCCTCTTCAGGACTATAGGCAGATCTAAAGAATGTGTTTTCTGTCTGCAGTGCGTTAATAATGTCCTTCGTAATGTTACCCGATAGACTGCTTAGGGGTAAAGACTTTTCTTGTATAGTTCTACCAAAACTCTTAAGGCCCGTGTGTGACAAGAATAGTACGTCAGTACCTGTGTACTGAATAGTGTCCCTATCGACGCAACCAACACCAGCTACAGTATCTGCTAAGGCCATTGTCGCCGGGGCTTCTGCTCCTTCGTACACAACAATGCTGTGTTTACCAAAGATGATAAGAAGTCCGTTGTGTGCAGCTAAACCTACAATCTCGTCGTACCCGTCAGGCCAGACTTTAGATATGTCAATAGACCCACTAGTGCCGCCTGAGTAGTCATGACCTATCAACAAGTCAGACCAGTAAATAGTAGAAGGACTAGTGCTAAGACCTGTTACCCAAAGACGACCGTAAGCTGACAACACTTCGTTACCTTGTACAACACCGGCAGCACCAGAGACTGAGTCTAGACGTACTACAGACGTACCGTCGTACACCAAAGGTGCATGAGAAGCTTGAAACAAGTACGCTTTGTCGTTAAAGTTAACAATTTTCCAGTTGTCCGCTGTGATTGTGTAACTACCGGGAGTTGCGTCTGTAAGTGTTGTAGTTCCTGTGAATATTTTGTTGTTGCCTACAGACAAAACTACGTTACTACCACTACTTCTTTTAAACTCTCGTATAGCTCTAATAGAACCAGAGCCTAGTGCTGTCTTGTCAGTTGTAATAACAACATGACCCTTACGTGCAGCAATACGACCACGTTTGTCAATAACAGCGTTGTCTGCAATCTCTGCAAACGACGGGTCTTGTGCCAACGGCGAATCTTCGGTGTTAATACCTTTGAAGGCCGGTGCTACAAGATTGATACTTTTTAATTCTTGGGCCATATCAAATAGTCCTAAAGTACATTTCCTCAGGATGTTTTGCTGCGTCTATAGCAATAGCGTCAGACAAAAACTTATCAGCAAT